GAGTTCGCAACGCACCCATTCAGGCGAACCGCTGATGTAGGCTCTTACACTTTTTGTGCCGAAGTTCACTCCGAGCACCTTTCCTTTCACTCCTTCGGCGGTGGTTATCTGGTCGTACATACGCCACGCCTGTGTTTGAAATTGTTTTTCTGTCATAGTTCTTTGGTTTTAATTAGTAAAAAAAAGAGAGGCAGCCGCGGTGGCTGTCTCTCTTCGTGGGTAGTGTGTGTTGAGGTTTACGATTTCTATTTTCTTGAATTCTGTGATGTCTTATGGTGTCATGCGTTTTAGCGGTGCCAGGTCGGTGAGTGCCGAGTCGATAATGTCAACCGTCATGCCGAGGGCTTCGGCTATCTGCTGGATGGTGACGTAGGCCACGCTCACCAGTTCGCCCTTTTCAATGCGCCCGATATGCTGACGGGTGAGCCCCGCACGGTCGGCAAGTTCCTGTTGGCTTATGCCCTCCATCTTGCGCAGGGCTGTGATACGCTGCCCAATGCGCTGTGCTGCTTGTTCCTTGTTCATAGTTACTTATGTTTTATTCGTTCATACTCCGGTTGCGTCGTCATCTGCTCGCCGGCACTGCTGTGCACCACAATCATTTCGTATTCGTAGGCCTCGTAGCATTCGCCATCCTCTGCACAGTATCGGCTACCCTTCGGCACGTTCAGCACATGGTTGAAGTGGTGAATCCAAACCTCGTCGTTTTCAAGGAAACTGCGAAAGCCTTCCGGCAGCCATCGCCTCAGTTCCTTGCAAGCCTCCGACATATCCGACGGCTCCGCATGGTGCTGCTCCATCAGCTTTGTAGCTGCGGTTGCGAAACATCGCGCGATGTGGTCAACCATCATTTCAATCCGTTGCGGTTCGCGGTGCATCAGGTTGGCATTCTCACCAGATATGCGGTGGTCGAACCCGCACCGCTTGTAACTCATCTCGTACGGCATCCACGACACTGCAACGCCTATGTGTTTGGCTTTCGGTCGCCCCTTCTCGTCGTATGTTGTTTGCCATCCTATGCTGGCACACAATAGTATTGCTTTGTTCATAGTTCCTTATGTTTTTAGTGGGGAGGGCTGCCCCTCCCCGGTGATTTAGAAAAGCCTTGTGTACATCTTGGTGTACTCAGTGAAGAGGGGCTGGAGTTGGTCGAAGTAGATGCCGTTGTATTCCTTCAGAGTTTTAGGCTCGGCGTTCTTCTTTGCCTTCTCGATGGCCTTGCTAACTGTCTCATTGAACTCTTGCTCGCTCAGTCCCTTGTCGGCATAACGCATCAAGATAGTATACTCATTCACCTCGCGGCCCTGTTTGATAAATTGCATTGTGTAGGTATCGTCACCATTAAGGATTACCTTCACAGTGTTAGCCTTGCTTCCGTTCTGGCCGATGTTGAAGCGGATGCCGTTCTCGATGGCTGCCATATTCTTTGCACCTGTCATTACTACGAACTTGTGACCTCCGAACTGGCTCAGGATGGTGTTTGCGATTTCTTGATTACGTGTCATTGTTTTGTTGCAGTATTTATCGTGTTGCCCCCACTTTTTAATTTGTTATTTGTTTTATTTTTCTATTGCAAAGATAGAAAAACAAAAATAAATGCGCAAGTATTTGCGCATTTATTTTATGTTTAAGCATACTTTTTTATGCTTTTTTCTATGCTTTTGCATAAGATACCCCTAAATTGTAAAGTCGGAGATTGCAAAATAGCCCCTTTTTGCGTAATTACTTATTCTTCATTATACGAATGCCAGGCGTTTGCCGAGGGCTTGGGCTATGGCGGCGAGGGTGTCGAGCCCTACGCTATAACGACCTGCCTCGATGCGGGCAATGTGCGACCGCTGCATCTCCACACGGTTGGCGAGGTCTTGCTGGGTCATTCCTTGTTCCTTTCGCAGCTGGGCAATGTGCTGCCCTATGCGCTGCCGTTCTTGCTCGTTCTTTATCATAGTTTCTTTGCTTTTGAATATTCTCTGTCTTTAAATAACTCTGCCAGTCCTGACAGCTGCTTGTAGCGCAGCAGTTCGTCGGCATCCATTCCTATCTCCTTCATTATCCATTGGTCGCTCATACCTGCCTTCTTCAGTTCTCCCACGATGTTCATCATCAATTCGATGGAGTGTGAGCCTCGTGCGCGGTTGTGGCGAATGGTGCTGGCCATACGGTTGCTCACGTCTTTGTCGATGATGGAGCAGGGCAACTTGCCGCCCTCGCGCTCGTAGATGTCACGGTGCAGCAGCATGGTGGTGTAGCGGTGGTAGCCGTCCACTATCTCGTAGCGTCCGTCGGGCTTGGCATATACCACTATCGGCATGGTGTAGCCGTCCTCCTTGATACTCTCGTAGAGTAGTCGCATTTCGGGCGGTGCCACGTGGTTGGGGTTGTAGGCGTTGGCATCAATCATTTCGATGGGTATCGCCTGAATGTTGTAAACGGGTGAAATCATAAGTCCTTATATTTTTCTTGTATAGCCTTGCGGCGTTTCATTTCGTCTTTGGTGAGTGAGAAACCCATATACTTGCACAGGTGGTCGTTCTTGATGATGCAGATGCACATACGCTTGTACGTTGGTATTTCCTTGAACTGGGTGATGTCGATGTCGTCGAGGTAGTCCATGCGCACTGGCTTCTTCGTGGTCTTGTAGTTCGTGTCGCTCATCACCTCGATGTTGGCTCCCGCTTTGCGCAGTTCCTCGATGGTTTCGTCGGATAGGCAACCGCCTTTCTCTCGCCAGAACTTGATGCTGGTTTCGAGTTTTCGCAGGTAGCCTTGGCGGGTCTCTTCGGGCAGGGTGTCGAGCAGGAAGTACATATATTCCTTCCACGTGAAGTGTGCGGGCTTGGTGATGCTCTTCCACCCCATCATGGTGGTGCCGCCGTATAGTCCGGCAAAGTTCACACCGTTGACGCGCCCCACCAGCTTGCCCCATGTGTCAGGCTCGATGACTTGGTAGAGCCTGAGAGCGTCCTGCCCTTCACTGAGAAATGGCGATGCGACTCGCATCTTTGAGAGTGGAACACCTGCGAGATACATCATGTCGTAGAGCCTATTGTATGGCCATCGGTTGCGGGCGTTGGCTGTCCAAACGTCCTCCACCGTCCAGTCGTAGATGGGATAGACGGCCACGCAGCCGCCCATGTCGGTGGTGTAGTCGCGCCCCTGGTAGTTCTTGCGGTTCGCGCGCTCTGCATGGATGGTGCGCCAACGATTCAGGCTCTCCTGTGTGCGTATGCCCACAAAACAGGCGGTGCGCCCCTTGCGCTCGCTGAGCCATTGCCCGAAGCGGTCTTGGAAGTCGTAGTCCCATTGGTCGGCATTCCAGAATGGGAACTGCTCGGCGGTCATGGCACCCTCCGGCATCGGTCTTACCCAGATGTCTTGCTTGGCGGGTTCCCAAGGTCGCCAATACGACTGAAACATTGAGGTGCAAGTGGTGACCATGAAGGGCACGCATACGTGGTATATGTCGGCCTCGTTGCGGTAGCGGTCGAGCGTCTCGCGCACATAATCGGTGGTCAGCTTGTACTGCGCCTCGTAGTCCATGTGGTAGATGCCCCACCGCTTGCCCAGCCTGCGGGCTATCTGTGCGGTTAGTTCGAGCATTACGCCTGAGTCCTTGCCACCGCTAAATGATACATAGCAGTAGTCGAACTCGGTGAGTGCCCATTCTATGCGCTGTGTGGCTGCTTCAAAGATGTTCATAATGCTTTCCTCAGTTCTTCTTTCGTGATTTTCTTTAGATATTCGCTCATGCTGATCTTCTTCGAGATGTTCTTGTCGATGAGACTTTCAAGACCTACGTCGCCGGTAAGCTCGTAGTAGTGGCAGTCCTCCTCCTGACCTGTGCGGTAGGTGCGGCGGGTGCTCTGAATGTAGAGTGCATAGTCCCACACCTTGTCGAAGTAGATGGTGGTGTCGTACTGCTGTAGGTTCAGCCCTATGCCGCTCTTCTGGATGGTGAGCACCTCGCAGTCGGGGAAGTGCTTGCGGCAAAGGTCGGCACTGGCGATGTAGCGACAGAAGATGATGGTGCGCTTCGGGTCGCGCTCCGTCAGGATGTCGCGCACACAGCGCAGCTTGTCAGCGTCCTGGGCGTAAGCCATCTGCATCTCGGTGGTCATGGCGAAGAATATGTTGTTGTTTCGCCACTCCAGCATCTCGTCACTCAGGTAGTTCTCCTTGATGTCGTTATACCGCTCACGGTTGCCGTCGCTGATGCAGTAGTAGCAGGTGTGCCACTTCTGGGTGATGTTCAGCCGTAGGTCGCATTCATACACGTAGTGACGGATGAGCGAATGGAGATAGTCCACATTCTCCATGCCGGTGATATACTCGCGGCTGTATTGCTTCCAGCCCACCTTCTTGGTTATGGTGGTGTACTTACAGAAGGTGTTCTTGAACTCCGTAAGGCTCATGCCGAGTATCTTCGGTGAGAGAAACTCCATCTGTGGCCACATGTCGAGCAAATTGCGCGAGACTGGTGTGCCGTTGAGTATCAGTTTCCACTGCACCATCTTGCCGACTTCTAACAGTCGGCGTGTGCGCTTGGCTTCGGCGTTCTTGATCTTCAGCGATTCATCAACCACCACAAACGGCTGGCGGCTCTGCTCTATGTCGTTGCGCAAGTTGAGCCAGATGCGGTCGCTCGCGCTGATGCTCTCCACGCCGTAGTAGTGTGCCGTCATCGCGAAGCCGCCCCACTTTTCTGCCTCCTGCCGGATGCCGTCGAGGGTGCGCAACGGGCCAACCCAGAACACATCGGAGCAGTCGGTAGAGTTGACCAGCGTCATGGCGACGCGGGTCTTGCCTGTGCCCGGCTCCATGAACAGCGCACCCACGCGCCACTCATGTAGGTGCTGGATGGCTTCATGCTGTTGGTTGGTGAGTGTGTTCATCGCTTCAGGTCGTCAATGGTGTTGTCGGTGTCGGATGGCACGTCGATGTGTTCCGGCACATGTTCCTCGATGGTGGTCTCTACCTTGCCGAACACACCCTTGTAGGTGTCGGCAAGATATGCCTTTTCGTGGTAGTAGCCTATCCAGAACTTGCCCGTCTTGTCTTCTACCGACATGAGCGTCTTTGGCA